GTCGCCTTGGGGCTAAAAAAACGACCACCTTTGGAGCTATTGCACGATTTGCACATCGATTGTAAATTGCTTGGATTCCACATGTCCCCGCCTTTTATACGCGGAATTATATGATCAACCGTGTGGGCCGGCTTATTGCACAGAGCACACTGCCAGCCATCCCGATCTAAGATGGTAATGCGTAGCTTCTTCCATTTACCACTGCCTATTGCTTTCTTACTCAATGCCATCCTTTTAATTTGTAATGTTCATAAGCTTTACACATAGAACCATAACGATTTAAATTGTATTTAATACCCCAGTCTATCTGCTTAGTACCATCAACAGTTGCTAGATACTTAGACCTACCTTGTGGTATGCCATAGTGTGAGCCATTACGAGCTTTAGGGTTAAGCCTACTTTCAGCTGTATATAGATCTATTAGACAATATGTTTCATCTAAGTCATTTAATGTTATTAGTATGTATTGCCTATAATGCATAGGTTTATAATTCTCTTTTGCGACAGAATAATCTTTTAAAAAGCAACTGATTAATGCAATTAGCATAAAGGTCGCCCAAACTCTGCGCCTTCCGAGTCTTGCCGGGGGCGACTCAGCTTTTCGATTTAAGATCGAACGCTTCTTTAGGGTATCACATGCAACCAAATTAATCATCATTATGCGTGTCGTTACGCTTAGGATAGATAGAGTGCAAAGGCCATGCAACATGTTGCGTTTTATCTAATAAGTAAATGTAACGATGTTTCTTAGTACGGGGTTTCCACACACCTGTTAAATGACGCTTAATCTTACCTCTAGAATGTTTAACAGTGCCTCCATACCAGAAGTCTGTAGCAGGTGGAGTCAGACCATAATAGTTGAAGTTAGCAGCTTGATAGATTGTGCCTACATGCCTACTTGAATCAGCATAACTAATTACAGCTTTAATACCCCTCTTTTTTAACTCTCTGAGACTATAAGCTATAAACTTAGATGCTATGTTGCTGTGATTTAAGGATGGCTCAAGCACAAGTCTAGACATCTCTACAAAGCATGAGTAATTACCTCTAGGCAGCCCGAAAGCACTCTGTGCTGAGTTAGGCACTGATAAAGGCGAATAGACGACAGCACCTATTATCTGATAGTCCTTTATAATGCCAAAGCAATATTGACCTATAAAGCGTTTATTGCCTAAATAGTGATAAGCACTGACGAGCTTGTAAGCCTCAACATAACTAATCTTACCGAATCTTTGGAGCGATGGGGTCAGAATTGAACTGCCATCTGATAGCTGGAAAGCTAACTGTGTTGTCATTACACCACCATCGCATGTTTCATTACCTTGCCTCTATTAATGCACAAGTATGGCAGCCATTCTTAAGAAACTGCCAACCGCCACACTTGCTGCATCTATCAATATTACTGTCAGGTATATCTAAAGCTTCAGCTATGTTTTTAACACCTACACAGCCACACTCCATGCACTGATAAGCCTTAAATCCCTCAGGCGTATCTAGCTGCTCAAGCCATAAGAACTCTGTCTTACGAGTACAACCATTACACTTAAATCGTGTGTACATGTGATAACATCCCCTTCCTTATTGTCTGCAGTGACATTGAGTACATACTAAATACTGACCATCATGTAATAACCTGTCATCATTACACGATACACACCTGTCTGTGCTGAGGTTTAGGCTTTCTTTATCATTTTCCATGCGTAAAGTAAAGCCTGAACCGTTCATAACTTCAATAAATCCCATTACTCCTCCTTTCCAAAGAACCATGAGCCTGTCGCATCTTGCTTTGCCCATACTGCGTGCTCTTTAATGTTGTCTAAACACACATAACCGTAGTAAGGCTTTTGTGTTGTTTTACTTAGACCAGTACGTAATGTATGCCCTTTATCGCAACACACTAAAGGTGGCTTTGGCGGGGTAGTTTGTGCAGCTTTAATCCATTCTTCATTACTGATAGGCATGGGCTCTGTACGATCTACTGTAAAGGTTTGTGACTGTGCAACTTGTTTCATACTGTCTTTGGTAGCTGTTTTATCTGATCCTTTCAAAAGGATAATTGCCCGCCCTAAAGCACTGGTTGCAGTATCTTCGCAGTAAAACTTTTTCATATTTTGTATATAACTTTCCCTTGAGCCAAAGGCTATGTTAGATACAGCTGGTGCTATGTCTTTACTGTCACGCCATAACGTAGCTTGTATCAATATGTAACCATTAACTGCATCATGGCTAATAACAGAAATGTCTGATCTGCCAGCAGGAAAATTAGCTATAAACCATTTATTTAATGTAGCCACATCTTCATAATCTGATAGGTCAAATGCCATTAGTCTTTCCAATCGTCAGAGTCGTCTTGCATAGCGTCTGTAATGCTTTTACCGATTGAAAGGTAGGCGATTGCGTCTTCGTAATTGTCAACGTACGCAGGATCTTCAGCTTGCCTGCTGATCTTGACCAGCGCCATACAAATTGCAACCTCGTTTGGTTGTATTGGATAACCCAGATATGCACTCCACAGTTCGGCAATCCTCTTGTGGTTTGTAATTGGATGCCCATAGCGGAGACCTCTCGCATGAATAGTTTTGATGACATTATCGAATAGCGTTTCAGTTTTTGTCATAGTCAAATACTTCATCAGACTTCACTTTGATATCTGATAGTCGCCTATGAGATTGCCAGCCATGTGCTCTACCCATCCAATAACCACGATTGAATGATTTATCCATAATGGTTGTAATTACGCCATAACCTATTAAATAACCTAGCACTGTGTAAAGCACTAGCCATGGTGCAGTTGTCGCTATCATGCGCTCACCATTGTCTTACGTAGATGACAAGGACTAGCGTAATTAGTTAGCATTAACCAATCGCCTGTGCCTTCATCGCTGTGTATAGAGTAATTCTTACCTAATGAGCTAATAAAACCTTCTGCTAATTTTAATGCAGCATAGTTATCAAACCAGTATGCATAGTGCCAGCTGAATAATGGACTAGGATCAAATCGATCTGCTTGTTTTTGCCAGTCTTGATTTACCCATTCCATTGAATTTGTCCACAGCTGTTCAAAATCTGCTGCTTTTATGTCAATCTGTATTTTCATTTGTAGCCCGTCTATGCTCACATATCTTGTGGCATAGCAATAGTGTCGCACGTCTGTACGACTTTGTGTATGATTTTGGGGCGTATTTGTATAACGATTAGGTAACGATGTTACCCGTAATACCGCCCTAAAGCTGTAAATGAGCCATTCTTATTGATAGGCACTAACGTGGGTGTCAGCGTCTTTCCTACAGCTTCTAGTATAGCAATACCCATCTGCCAATTCGCGCTTCCATAGCGTATATAAGAGGCTTTTTTCCTATCCATTAGATTACCCACCTCAACACCATATAAGGGTCTGTAATGACTTCCTATAGCCTCTGTATAGGCACTCATACCAAGCCTGTGACTATGTCCCGCTATGACCGATTTGCCCCATTTTTTAGCCAAGTTGAGAGCTGTGATACCTGCGTGCTGACTCATACTGCCCTCATCGCCATGTGCCAATACCCAGTTAGGATAAAATTCATAAGCTGTTTTATAGTAATCAATACCCATGCTGGCAAAGTCCATGAATTTCGGGTATTGCAACTCTGGTAAACCTATAAGCCCAGGTGCTTTTAATAAAGTATTGTAAAGGCGATCAGTATGATTACTGCGGATAACACTAGCCTTTTTGCTGTACTCGGTAAGATCCCAAAGTATGTCCTGAGTAGCTGCACGATCTTCGTTAAGACTTTGACTATAAGCCAAAGGTGTGCCATCGGCCCATTTACTAATTGTCTGAAAATCGATCTCATCGCCAACACATAGAACCTCGTCAAACTTCTCACGTCTTGCCAACTTAATGACGTTCTTGACTGCATGCTCATGATGGTATGGGATTTGTAAATCGGATATTACTAGCCAACGCTTAATCTTCATCCTCTTCTGGAGTAGGAATAGTTGGGATAATGCCGTCTTCGCCTACGACCCAGTCGGGCATAGAGGATGGGCTATCCATCAAATAGAGTGCGACGCTTTCTGAAAATCCAGCCTTACGTGCAGCTCTAAACATTTCATGCTTGGCAATATAAAACACTTCTAATTTAGTCAATGGCTCAGGTGATTTACGCACCACACGCCTATTGATCTTCTTTCGCTTACGTCTTGTATCAGCCATTTGTTTATTGTCTCTTAACTATTAAAGAATACAGATCATCAACACGCTGCTCTAGTCTGTTTAGTTGATCCTTCATACTAGATCCACCATTAGGTTTTAACTCAGTTAAATAAGATTTAATAACCCAGCGTAGAGCCACTAATAAACTGGTTGCTATAGCGCATGCGCCAACGCCTAAAGCGACCCACTCGTTCGGGCTCATGCTTCATCTGCACCGAGGCCATAAGCATCATCGGATTTATCTAAAGCCCTAGCTGCTGGACCTGCTAATGCTGCAATTACTACAGACACTACTGGATCTAGTCCTAGCTCATTACTTGCTAAGAATGTTAAGAATGATACAAGCACACCCCTAAAATAGGATTTGAGTATTGCCTTCTGCTTTTTGCTTATCTTCATATTTTGCCTCCCAGTAGTGGTATATCAAACGGCTTGGAATCTTTATCGCCTAACTTTGTAAAGCTGATATGTATGTGCTTCTTATGTGGATTAATGCCTTTGTATTTACGCCATTTCCAATTTAATATCTTTGAACATATGCGCCCGTTATAGATGACGTATGATAAACGTGGATCTGACTTGGCTGCGATTCTGATCTGGTCAGCCAGATAAGGTGCGAGGCTATCGGATGACTCCAACCGAGAATTAATATCAAGACCTCTGCAGCACCCATCTGTGTCTGGATTATGATCCGATTTTCTGGCGGAGTGGCGACTATCGCCCAGCCATCCTTCTGGACTTTTATTACACCTATCCGGAAACCAGGTATCAATCTGATCTCTTAACTGCACACCAGCTGCACATAGCCAAGGTTTAATCATTTTCTATCCAGGCTAAAGATGCTTCATCCCAATACCAATCTATGCCTTCTGGTTTTGGCGTAGGTGCTTGCCAATCAAAATTACTATCTAGTGACCATGATGCAAAAGGCTGTGGTGCAATAAATACATCTGCATCTGCGTTATAAATGTATCCAATACCTGCGTATTGTTTTCTAATTCTATTGTTATAACTTGTGCGTTTACATACTTGATTTCGTGTATTGCCATACCAAGTTTCAGTGTCTAATCCTTCAATAGTTTCTGTTTCATCAATACCTGTAATTATCTCAGTAACTACATTATTATCTAAAAATGCGTAGTGTGCCATTATGCCCAACTCACATTCCCAGTACCAGCTGTTATCGTGGCGACTGTAAATCCACCTGCACTTGCTGTACTACCAGTTAAACCTGCGCCTATTGTAATGGTGCGGCTATCGGCATATTTTAATATGACAACTCCTGAACCACCTGCACCACCTGTAGGTGTATTACCACCAGCACCGCCACCGCCACCTCCAGTATTTGCTGAGCCAGGTGAACCATTATTAAGAACAGCACCTGCACCGCCACCTCCAGCACCGCCACTACCAGCACTTCCAGTATTAGCAGTACCACCGCCACCGCCACCTGCATAAGTAACAGAGCTACCAGTGATAGATGTTGCTACACCTGCACCACCATTACCACCTTGATTACTGCTTGCGTTATTACCTGTTGCACCTGCACCACCGCCACCACCGCCAGGTAATGATGTTACATTAGAATCACCATAACCGCCTGCGTAACCTTGATTAGCAGTACCTGTGCCACCAGCATGTGTGCCACCTATAAAATTGTTACCACCACCACCACCGCCAGAGCCACCATTTCTACCTAAAGCACTATTTAAATTACCAGTACCGCCACCACCACCACCTGTTGATGTTATTGTTGAGAAAACTGAATTGTTACCATCTGAACCTGCTTGGGTATCGCCAGTACCACCACTGCCACCTGCACCAACTGTTACTGTGTAATTAGTGCTTAATGCTAAAGTTAAAGCAGTTTCTAAAGTACCACCACCGCCTGTTGCAGTTACTGTTGAACGCAAACCGCCTGCACCACCACCGCCTGCGACTCGGCCGCCACCGCCCGCACCACCAGCAACAACTAAATAATTTACTGTAACTTGAGGTGCTATAAACGGTGCTAATTGACCAGCAATTATATTACCTATCATTATGCAATAGCCCCTACTACACACCATTCATTAGCAGATTTTTTAATACATACTGCTGTTTTATATTGTGCAAGGGTTGGAGATGCTGCTGTTGCGCCAGCACTTAATACTGTAGTAGTACCTGGTGTAACTGCACTAATTGTTACTGTACCTACACCTATATTTAATACTGTAATCGCTGTGCCTACTGCAAAGTTAACAGAAGCATCTGTTGGTATCTTAAATGCTACTGCTGTTGCTTTATTCATTAACTGTAATACTTGATACTGATCTGCACTTACAGCTGTATAATCTGCTGTGTTGGCAGTGCCTATTGTAAACGCTGTTAAACCATTAAACATGCCAGAGGTAAGTACATCACCTGTCGCTGCTGGAAATCCTGTTGCCATTATATCTCCTTAATAAGATAGTACGTTTTGTCCTAAGACACCGTAATCTACGTTGCCTATTATAAACCCATCTATGACGGGTTCGAGTGTTGTAAAGGTTGTTTTCCAACTATTCGGTGTTATATTCATGCGAACACCAAAAATCTGTAGGGTCTTCTCTAGCAAAGATCCGCCTGGCTGAGTAGTAATAATGGTGATATTGTCAAAAAAATCTAGATCTAAGGCTGCGACTATGCCTGTATCGTAATTAGGCGTGTATAGGTCTAAGACCATAGCATCACATCTAATAGAGGTCTCAGCCCTGCTAGCCACGTAAGCACCAGCATAATCCGCTGCTACTTGATCTGTTTGCATAAGTAAGTTGTCTAAAAAGTAGCTGTGTAAAAAGTATTTGTCTATAGATGCTTGATTAGATGCAACCTGTGCTGTACCACCAACCCTAGTAACTGTGGCTTTGTTAAATATAAGCACATCATTTAATACCCAATTAGCGTCAAAGTAAGTTATACCTGTGCCATTATCTGCAAAGACTGTAGGTGTGCTTGCAATAGATCCAAGGGTTACAGATCGATCTTGAAAAATAAAACTTCCAGCAGCGTCTATGTATAAAGCACCATATTCTGACGTGGCTACAGTGGTTAAAGCTTGCAAAGCTGTGCGGTTAGTGCCAGGGTCTGCTTGCATAGTAGTAAGACCTGCATCTATATCACGCATAGTTGCTGGCCAGTCAATTTGATCTAATATTTTATTGATGCGTGTGCCGGATAAGTCGCCTGCAGTAGCACCCGTAACTGTGCTGATCTGTGCTAACTGCGTTAATCTAAATGCATCTACAGCTTGTATAGTTGTAATGGCTAAATCTTCACCAGAGTCATCTGGGTAAGTCGTTACATAACTTGTAGTAAATCCACTAAATATAGGATAGGTAACGCCATTATAAGTAGCAGTAATCTGCACTTTCTTCATCGGTGTTAATAAATTATAATACGGGCCAGTTACATTCTGTGGGTTAAAGTCGCCATTCTGATCTACTATGCGTAAAGTAAGTGCGCCTGTTTGGAATTGATCTGATAGTGCAGTACGGCCTCGGTTAGTTTCAATACGATTAACTTGATTAGACACATCTACAATTACGGATGCAGTATCAGCTAATACGTTAGTACCTAATATACCTTGTCCAATTATCATGGCCTGTGCAAAACGAGGCCCAGTGCTAAAGTTAATTGTTACATTTATTACTGGTACTGTCATCCTGGTAAACCACCATTAGCAGCAGTGCTGTATCCACTTCTATTAGCCACCTGAATACTCTCAGCTATTAACTGTGCAAACCTATCGCCTGTCTGTGATGTATCTACAGTAATTTGTATTGGCATTGGATCTCTTCCAGTCTCACCATAATACGATCCCGCAAAAGGATTAGTAACTTGATTTTGACCAGAATAGAAATCTTGTGATATTGCTGGTGGTGCAATAGTTGTATTGCCCGGAGTTGAAAAACTATCTCTTCCAGTTTCGCCATACTGTGTACCAGCAAAAGGATTTATCTGTTTAAACTTTAAAGCTGAGTCCATGGCTGCACCAGCAAGTACAACTAGAGAATCAGTCACAGTCTGTATAGCTGTGTTTTCATTTTTCTGTAATAAATATTTATCAGCCATAGCAG